GCCTGAAAGTGAGTTAAAACCCTTTTCATTATAGATGTAGTACTCATTCTTAATCTTTTTACTGACAAACGAATTATCTGCATTGCCATTGGCACTGACGTTATCACGGTTGAACTCACGTATTTTACGAATCTTACGAGGATCGATATAGCGAAGCTCTTGTATACCTTTACGTGGTGCAGTAATGTCAATCATCACGTGATAATTAATTCTGCCGTCAACGTACCATCTCTGAAACGTTTCGTAGCCAGCGTTCGAAAAGTCTAACAGTCTTAAGACATTATCAAACTCTTCTCTGATCTTTTTCTTGATGCCATCCGATAGGTCTACACCGTCTGTCACACACTCAACTACCTTCTGATCGGATGAGATGCATATTGCTTCATTCACAATATCATCAACCGCTTGCGCAACCTCTGGTTGTTGTAGCATAGTTCTATACTTTTGAACTAGCTCGGCCTCAGACCTAGCCGTGCCGTCCATGTCCAAGAAGCTGCTGACGCCAACACCCGCGGCCGCAATATTTACAGAGCCGTCATCTTCGTCAGGCTCAACGAAAGAGGGTATATTCTTATTTAGATCCTGCTTTCGCTTAATCGAAAAGCCAAATAATTCCATAGTTTATCCTCTAATAAGGAAAGAAACGCGCTCTTCCCAAATTATTTCAATTATACGTCAGTGCCGCCGTTACCAGTGATACCACCAGAAACGTTCCACCAGTCGTATTGAAAAGTCACATCAAAACGTTCGATATCGTCAGTCGTACTCCAATCCATGCCAATAGCGGCTACCGCGGACGGATACAAACCGTTAAAATTATATACTCTAAGAGGAACACCAGTCTTGGAAAACTGTGTGATCTGCGCTTGAGACTTGTAAGCAGACGATGCCGCCGTATCAAGTTGTCTTATGTTGCCTTCATGAGAGTTGATAGATGCCATCCATTGTTCCATAGCGTTACGGATTAAGAAGTCTTCATCGTTCATGATAGTAACAGTCCATTCAGCGAATGTTCTGTCACCAGCAATCTTGACTTTTCTGCCAAAGTACGGAACTTCGATAGTACCCAGAGTTGATTCTGGGATTTGAGCAGCCTGTACCATGAAAGGTGTTTTAAGATTAGCAATTCCATTGATCGGATTCGTGATCGCAACTTGAAATAGAGAAGCTTTAGCACCTCCAAAGGTCAGCTGGCTTTTAATTTCATTAATGTTGAAAGCCATTAGTTATATCTCCTTGTTGTTGTATTTATCAAAACTGACCTACGATCTCGCTAAACTCTACGCCGGATCTAACGGCAACGAAGTTAAGCTGAATAAAGTTGATGGAACGAGCCGGTTTGATGTAGATGTCTCCAACAAACTGGTTAGCATCAATAACTTGAGCAGTGTTATTAGTCTCATCACAGATAACCCTGAAGTCATAGATACCCCGTCTACCCTGAACATCACGTAAGAAAGGTTCAACTAGGTTTGTAAATTGGGCTCTCGTGAAGTCATCGTTGAACTCGAACAGAGTGGTCTTAGCTGCTCGGCCAATAGTTTTCTCAAGAACGATAAACAACCTACGAACGTTGATACGATCAAATGCACTTGCAACAGACGTGAATGTCTTATCTCCAAACAGTACTGTGCCCTGACCGGGTTGAGTAATAACCGGGTTAATGCTATTCTTATAAAGCAAATCTCGCTGAGACTTAGATGGGTTTACACGGAGTTTAACAACGTTCTTAATGTTGCCTCTGTTGTAACCAGCAGGAGAGAACCAGGGATCTCTTATGTCATCAGTTCTTGCACACAGTCCAGCCACGTCAGCATTCAACGGGATCCAACGATAAACGTCTGCAAACTTATCGTACTGATATTTATAACCGCTGTCAACCACCGCAAAAGTGCTTGAAGATAGAGTGGAGGCAAAATCGATGATATCATCAACCGAATTGTCAGACAACTCAGGAGAGATGAATGCAACACAATCTTTACGAACTTCACAGATATTGTCGATGATGTAATTGGCAAGAGTTGTGCCAGTTGAGCCGTCATCTGGGCCTTTAGCTCTACCTTGAATGACAAACGAGATGTCAACATCAGAAGAGTCAACATATAAGTCATATCCAGCTGCCAGATCACCAACAGTGATTCCAACCTCGTCTAGTCCATCGCTACCGGCCGTGAGTGTTACGCCGGACGAGAATGTAGACCCAGCAATCAACACAGATTTGCCAATGGATACTGCAATCCAAGAAGAGTTTTGCTCAAGTGCATCTACGATGAAGTTTGTTGAGCCGTCATATTTCGTTGCAGTAGGCGAAGTTGACAGGTTTTCCCATCTTTCGAGTACTGCACCGACAACGCCTGAGATTTTTCCATCTACGTCACGAACAACAACATGTACGCCATTTGTGCTAGGTCCAGCATCAAAGAGGTTTGCATCGCCCCACTGAGTGCTGAATGTAGATGCGTATTCAACAGCGCCTGTGTACTTGCCGGCGAATGTCAGAGTAGACGTAAAAGTGCCTCCATCTGCTGCGGTCGAGATAGCACTGATAACGAGTTGTGTGTTATTAGATAAAATCACTCTATCGCCAATACTTGCATATGCTTCGATGCCAGTGCTACCGGTAAAGCCTGTAGCAACACCAGTATTCGATGAAGGATTAATTGTCAACGTCTCTGACCTAGCCACCTTTTCGAAGTTACCTGCTACGCAGTGAGATATCGACAGAGAGTTGCCTAGTGACCCCATATATAAAGCATCAAAGTTGGTACCAGACGCGGCCGCAGCGGCAGAACTTACGACACGTGTCACAAATAACGCATCGCTGTACGATAAGAAGTTCGATGCCGAGAACCAAGTCTCGTGGTTTGTCCACGTTGCTGTCAAATTGGCATCGGTGTAGTAAGTAGCTGGTTTGCCGAAACGAGCGATTAGCTCTTGCTCAGATGTAACTAGAATTCTTTTTCCCGTTGGACCCCAGCGAAACACGCCTGCTATAGCGCCCTCTGTGGTTGCAACGGCGGGGGTGACGTTTGTTGTGTCGATTTCACTAATGTTAACGCCCGGACTTAGTTGAAAAGCCATATCTCATTCTCCTTATTTATTTTGTAAGTTATAAACTTCTAATATTCTTTGTATTTATAAAAACAGCGATTTAGTATTGTAGCCATCTTTTCGATGTGTATATAGGCTCATCGACCAGTTCATCGTCGTAGCTGTTAAAACCGATAGGCAGAAGGCTTTCCATTAGTTCTTCTTCGTTTCTGGATCTCAACTTGTCTAATGTATTTATGTCTGTAATTTCTCGGAAAAATATCTGATCCGTCATCCACGCAAACAGCACAAGACCCATCACTAGGTCATCGTGACACCCTGATTCTGCTTCATAGGAGACTCCTCGCCTAGAAAACGTAGAGAGTTCGTTGATAGTTTGGAAATCGTTGATTATAAGTTGATCTTGTTCTATCAACATCTTTAACATGTTGCATCCGACCCCCTTTACAGATTTTGTTGTACGCACCCCTTTATCAGAGTTCTTGCTGAATCCAGTCGAAATTCTTTTTCCAGACCTTCCCGCCGATTCGGTAAACATCAGCGTTTCTACCTCAAACTCATAATGAAGAACTTCAGCGACCTGTTCTCCAATATCATTTATTTCCACAAGAGTGTACGCATTGTTATATCTCTTTATAGTTCTATATATGATTTCGGCGTAGTCAATGGGGCTAATTGTGTTATCTCGGTAAACACACACTTGCTTATACGGCATCGACGTAACATCAATGATGTGAAACGCAGAATAATCTAGTCCTTTGCCTCTAGATACGTCTACGATACAAGCATACACATGATCTTTTTCGGGTTGCTCATACACTTTCATGAACTGAGTTTCGCCTATCGGATTACGACTGACTAGATTCTTTAGCTTTGATCCTTCAATCAAAGTGCCAGACGAACCTAAAAAGTTACACTCAAATTCTTGAGAGAACTTCTGCGTATCAAAGTCCATGCCTTCAAGCGTCTCTTTCTTCCATTTATCGTCACGACCAGGCACTCTCTGCCATGACACTTCGATGTAGATGTAACCATTACGATTCTCTCTAGCACCTTCGCAAGTCTTATAGAAGTGGTTAAGACCGTTGGGAGTAGATGTGAAAAGAATCTTAGTTGTATTACCAGAAGAGATAGTAGGAAACACGGACGCAAAGAACTCGTCCCAATTCTCTACGAATGCAGTTTCATCAATATACAAGAATGAGATAGACTTACCACGAATTGCGCTTGATGAAGTAGCGCCAGCGATAATCTTACATCCATTCTCAAATTCAACAGAACCTTTGTTCCATTCGATAACACCTTGTTGCAACCACTTGGGCAATGCTTCGTAAGCAATTTTAATACGATCTAGAATCTCACGTGCGGCATCGCCTTTGTTAGCAAGAAGTGCTACTGTCTTGTAGTCATTGAATAGAACATAATGAAGAATAATAGCGACAGCAGTAGTAGTTTTACCAGCCTGTCTCGATGTGTTTACTGTTACACGCCTATTGTCAGCGATTGCAATAGCAATCTCTTTCTGGTAGTCGTACATCTTGATAGAAATAAGACCATGGTCAACGTGTACAATCTGAATGTACTTTTCAGCAAAATATATAGTATCAGCGGCACACTTCAGATACTCTGATATCATATCATTGCTGAATTCTATCGGAGTGCCTTTTCTTTTTAGGTTTACGTTACCATTGTATCCACGTTCTGACGCAGTGTTAATCATTGGATCTCATGTCTTTTAATAGTTGCTGTAGCTCTGCGGTAGAGCCCACGAACAAGTTGTTATTTGTCACAGGTTTGTTTGATTCTGGAACCATTTCATCTTCTTTCACCTTTTTACTTGACATGGACACCAGTTCTTTGTTAGAATCAACTAACGTCTTCATAATGGTAGCTACAACTTCGTAGGCACGTGGGTGTTCCGATGATTTCGCAACTTGAAGCATTTCCTCTAGTGCTTCAGTGCCAGCTTCAATAACGTTATAGAAGTTAGTTCTTGCGTACTCGTAATCTCTGTCAAGCTTATTCTCTACGCTCAGTGTGTCATGGATCAGTGGTGCCTTTTTAGGCGTTTTAGGCGGCACCTCAAGCACGTCAACGAGTGGCTTCAATCCGAGGCTATTGCTGATTTCATCCTTCATACTCACGCATCCGTTATCTGTATTACATAATCCCAATCATCATCTATATTTATATCTGAGTAAGGAATAGTGTCAGTGCTGCTAGTTGTGCCGATACCACCCGCCGTTAGACCAGGCTGAACTGTTACACGATTTGTTACAGGAGACGTGGCTGAGAAATTAGGTTTAAGGCTAACATCAGCGAACTTGATAACTCTCTTAGCGGTCGCTGGTCCAAAAAAGTATGCTCTCATTGTAAAGTTTAGTGTCCAGATCAATGCTCGCCGTGTCTGAAAGTCTCCATCATAAGTATCTTCTAAGGACACATTATTCAACACAACGGGTATATCGACGTAAGTATTCAATGAGTCGATTATCTTAACACTTACTGTGATATCTGGCTTGAAGTATGGAACAATCTGTTCAAGTATCTTGCTTCCATCTTCGGTGTGCTTTGTCATAATATTAAGCTGGAAGTCGATGTCGTAAGGAGCTGGTGTTAACACGCTCGTTACGCTTAGATTATCGCTACCCCTTGATTTTATCTGTTTTGTCAGACTAGTAAGCTTTCTTTCGCCATTATATGCCATGCTAGTGATCTCGAATGACATACGAGGCAATGTCATAGCTGGCGCTGATAAGTTTGGGTCTTGCTCTAGTCTCGCTAGTATCTTCTGCATAGGAGCATAGTTGATGGGTACAGTTATTCGTTGAATCTCTGTGCCAGCGGTATTGCTACGTCCAATTTGAATATCGTTGAAGAGTGTCCCGAATACAGCCACATACCTGCGGGTAGTCTCATTATAGAAGTGTTGGCCGTACATTAGAAGTTATCCTCCCAGATTGCTGATATCGGGGACCTAAAATTGGTCATCGCCGAATGGATTAGATTGACTGAAGTCGAGAATATTATCACCAAACGTCTCTATAGTGGTGTTATCTGCGAGTGCGTCATATGTTTCAACGGAAAGCTTAGACGTAAGTACGGTAGCAGTGCTTCCCATGCCAACGTTAGACGCGCATATGTAATAGAATAAACTGTCAGCTGCAATTGTCAATGAAGGTGTTATAGTAACAGTTGCATCTTCTGTTCCTGCTGTGCCAGATTCAACAACAAGCGCTTCACTAGATGTAATTGGCACACCAGTTAGATGTGAATTTGTTGTATAAAACTCTATAGGATATCCAGCATTTGATACATGACTCACGTCGAATACGTATGTTTGGCCAGCATACAGTTCAATCGCTGGTTGTGATAACAGATCGCCTCTCTCGTCACTGTCTAACAGATAGTATACGCCATTGCGAACTTGAGCCGTGAAGGTTGTGGCAGTAGATGTCTGCCACGTGTCCAGAGGTTCGAAGTGATCATCAAGAAGCGGTATACCAGTAACGAAGCGTTCACCGCTATATTCAAAAAGTTCTGTACGAAGATCATAAGTTTGAAGTGACCCCATTTGATAAAAGATAGATTCGTGCTCTACGTGTTGAAGCTCAAAAAACTTTCCGTTCAATGGCAAATAGATGAGATCGCCTTCACGAGGACGATTGATGCCAGTGTTGAGACCAATCTCTAAATCATAAACTCTTTGTGCCATCGTCATGGTAACGGAATCACGAATTTGTAGACCAAACTTAGACAGGAAGTCTCCTTCGCCTTCAAAACCATCGACACTCTTAATGTACATTTCAACCATATACGCGTCGTTGAACGTAGATAGATCATCCTCATTCAACAGGTCGTCTTTAGCCACTAATGTTCTGGGTATATACCATACGTCTATACCGTAGATGCGAATAGACTCTACCACGAGATCATCAATGAGCGATTGCTCCATTGAGTTTCCGTAGTTTTCGAAATAGTAATTTTTACTCACACTATGTCCTTATACAAACGAGTGTCTAGCCGGTCAGATCAGTAACCGGAAGAGAATATGATACCAGCATTTCGTCTTCCAATCTTCTAATTTCAACCATTGCGTCATCAAGTATTTTTTCGCCATTGAACTGGACATTTCCTGGTAATGACATGCCAGTAAACTTCGTAAGATTTCTACCCCAGGCTTCTTGTATCTTAGCTGACGCATAACTCTGCACCCATCGGTCTTTCCAGACATCAGCATAGGTATTCGGGTCAACGATTGAATAAGCTTCTGCAACAATATAGTCACCGGTCGGCAGTCTTTCCCAACCGGTGTCTATATGAAGTTTGTTGATATGCCTATTATATCTAATTGGCTGTGCGCCCACTAACATTTTTTCCATAAACTGCAAGTTAGCCATTGACATATAGAAGTTAGTCATGTTGTAATTGACCATATCATGTATGTTATTCAAGACAAACTGGTACTGTACGTTGAACATACCAGTACTTGCGGTAATGCTAGAACCCAAAGAGAATATATTAATGACGCCGATAATGTTCTCAGGCACAGTGATGTAGCCATTGATCTTATCTTGATCAGTAATTTGATGCTTTATGAAAGTCCTCTCTGTACCATCAAAATGATAGTCCCAAAAGTAAGACAGCGCTTCGTCGATCCGATCCTCTACCTGATCAGGATCGACGTTGATTTCGATAACTGGCTTACCTAACTTTCTAAGGCACCACTCTCGAAATTCAGTTCTTGTAGTGGGTTGTGCCATAGCTTCTTTCCAAAATTAGTGTCTGTTTTATATTTATACAGACCTATCGTGGGTCATGACCAAGGAACACCGTTTGCTGTCCGAGGAAACCAGTCCATCTGGGCTTGAATGTTAGCTTCAACCTCAGCTACATTGACTTGTGATACGCCATCAGCATCCGGCGCAAAACACCAGCCGAGGACATCTTCTTCAGTCAAGTCATCATAAGATATGTAGTCTGGAGCAGTCGGGTCTGGTGTAAAAATAGCTACGCCCATGTAAGACGATTCCTTTTCAGCATCCACTCCGGTGCATTTCCAGCACACCGTGACAACTCCACCCTCAGCTTCCGCCGGGTATATGTCTCGCTGCATTGTTTCAATTTCCCATGTAAATTCAGTCATTTTTCTCTCCTGTTAATTAAAGTGCTGCCACTCTAGTTTTAAAGTCTGCAAAGTCGGATGACGCTGCAACCACTGCTTGTAGTGCTTCTTTAGTAAAAAGTATCTCTGTTGTCGCGCCTACCGTTGTTGTCCATTCACCGGCGGCTGAAGTATAATCCAGCGAAGCTAAAGTACTCTTTATATGTATATGTCCTGCGGTTGTATCATTAAGGTCTGCCCCACTCGAACTTATTATTATACCATTGGCACCTTGATCGGTTCGGCCCGCAAACTTACCTATAGATATCGAACCGGCACCTTGGTTAGTTTGTCCAGTTCTATCACCCATGGCGATAGAAGCGATGCCTTGGTTGGTTTGTGCAGCAAATCTACCTACGGCTACAGAGCTGTTACCCTGTAGATTTCTTCCGGCTGACGCCCCAACGGCTACCGAGAAAGTGCCTTGAATATCTCCCGCTGCGGCCGATCCCATGCCCGCTTCATCACCAATAGCGACAGCCTTGACATCTTGTCCGGTAAATCCTGCGTTGGGGCCAACAGCGACACAGCTAGAACCCTGATTCGTCCCACCAGCGTTTATACCGATTGCTATCGAGAGTCCCGCTTGATTCGTCCCACCAGCGGAAGTGCCTATAGCTATAGCATAACCTGCCTGCACGGTCACACCAGCGTTGTAACCTATGGCAATAGCGGCAGCCCCCTGAGTGTCTCCTGCTGTAGCTGATCCCTGTCCAGCATTTGGGCCGATGGCAATTGCGAGCGCTCCTTGAGAGTACTTACCAGCTGCATAGCCAATTGCGAGCGCAATAGTTCCCTGTGTGGTCATGCCTGCTTCATAGCCCATCGCGATTGATGAGCCTGCTTGGCTTGTCATGCCTGCACTTACACCAACAGCTATCGAGCTTGCACCCTGAGAAGTTTGTGCTGCCGATTTACCAATAGCTACAGAGCTTGCACCTTGCGCTGTGTAGCCGGCTACAGTACCAACAGCTACCGAGTATGCACCTTGAGTAGCATAGCCCGCATTTACACCAACAGCTACAGCCTGAGCTCCCTGTGTATTCCAACCTGCTACATTACCAATAGCTACTGAGCTTGCACCCTGAGTATTTGCGCCCGCATTTACACCAACAGCTACAGAGTAATTGCCCTGAGTAGTTTTACCTGCATTATTACCAAAAGCTACAGAGCTTGCACCCTGAGAAGAGTTGCCTGCGTAGTAACCGACAGCTACCGAGCTTGCGCCCTGAGTAGTCTGTCCTGCGGCTTGTCCAATAGCTACCGAGCTTGCGCCTTGCGAGGTTTGGGCTGCAGAAGCCCCAACAGCTATAGAGTTTGCGCCTTGAGAGGTCGCGCCTGCTACGTTGCCAATAGCTACTGAGCTTGCGCCTTGAGTAGTTTGGCCTGTAAAAGG